CAAGAGACTTTGCTGCTAATATAGCAACCTTAGCTGCTGCTCCCGTAGACGCAGATCACCTTACCCGTAAGGATTATGTAGATACAGAAATAACCAATGCTATAACTTCAGGAACGGCTGGCGTATCTTTCCTTAATAGTTTACAAGGAAGTATAACCATCTCCGGTGCTGGAGAAGTATCTGTACTTGAAGTTGGTCAAGCAATAATTATAGAGGGATCTTCTCACCCCGTACCTAATGCCTTTGCAGGTGCCGATGGAATTACAGTTATTTCTGGTTCTTCTATTGATACGATCCAGGGTTTCAAGGCAGAGTTTGTAGCCGCATCAGGAAGTTTACAGTCACAAATTGATTCCAAATCAGATTCTAGTGAACTACTCACTGTATCGGGACATCTTCAATCCCAGATTGACATAATTGATGTAGATGAAGTAGAGCCCGCCATTGTTGGTGTTGATGGTAACGTTGTAATATCGGGAACTAATATTACGACGGTCAGTGGTTTCAGAGACGAATTCGTTGCTGCTTCGGGCTCCTTACAATCCCAAATAAGTTCTGGGGGAGTAACTGATCTTAATACTCTCACAGGGTCTGTTGATGTCGTAGGCCGTGGTGAAGTAGTAGTTACTGTAGAAGGTCAGGAGATTGTTGTTTCAGGAACTCCCCATACCGGTAGTGGTGGGGGAGGGGATGTCCCCAATGCCCTTGTTGGGTCTGATGGTATTACAATAATATCAGGAACCAGTATTGACACTGTTGACGGATTTAGAGATGAGTTCACTTCTGCTTCTGGATCTCTTCAAGACCAATTAGACTCTACTGTCTCTGGAATTAACACAGTCTTTGCTCTCAGATTAGACGAAGTTGGCGGGGATACCACATACATAGGTGAAGCAGATCCAGGTGCAATCGAAACAAATAATGTTTGGAGAATAAAAAGATTAATAGAAACAGGCCCCGATCTAGATCTTACTTGGGTAAGTGGCACAGCCGCTTTTGAATTCGCCTGGACAGATAGGCTTATTTTAACTTATGCTTAGGGGTGAGAAATGCCAGAAACTATTATAGGGCCGTTAGCAATACAATTGGATGATGTAGCGCCTGATACCACTTATATCGGCGAAGCCGAGCCAGGCTCTCTAACTTCAAATCCTGCATGGAGAATAAAAAGAATTATAGAAACCGGGCCAGATTCCGAAATTACATGGGCAGATGGCAATAGTGATTTTGACAACATATGGGATAACAGACTTTCTTTGAGTTATACCTAACAATTTGACAGGGGGATAAAAAATGGCAGTAACTGATCTTAGAGATCTGATCGGCGACGCCACAACCAATACTGATTGGACAGATGACGGCGGCGCCGGGTCAATCTCGACGAACACGGACACTACCCCTCCAGGTGTGACGACTGTCCTATCTGATAAGGTCTCTAATGATCTCGATGGGATCATCTTCGATGACGGTGGTACGAATACGTTCGCTGACACAGATACAATTTATATCTGGTATAATACGATTTTTGGACCCCTTAACACAGTAGCCCTGGGCGGCGTTCGCGCATATTTCGCAGGAGCAACCATCACTGACTTTTTCTCAGTAATCATTGATGGTACAGATTCAGGAAGGACAGGTTGGCAGTTAGTGGCGATTAATATTGGAAAGGCGCGTTCAAGTCCCGACTTCACTGGAGGCACACCGCCGACGGCAGCGAACATAGAACAAATTGGTGTTCAGTGGGACATGATTTCCACTGTGGGAGGTAATAATGATAACGTTGCCATTGGAAATATTTATCGACAAACGGCAGCACAAGGTGCGTCTTATAGAGTAGATGCTGGGACTGATGGTACCCCCAACACATGGCAAACAATTGCAGATGGGGTTAATACAGATGGTACTGGGATTGTAATTAAAAATCTTAACGGAACGTTTTCTCTAAGCGGAGGCATTCTTTTTGGGCCTGATTCGGGGGATGTGGATACCACCTTTGTAGACGAAGGAGTGGTATTGGCATGGGTTGACTATCCACTTATTGACGATGACTTTTATGAATTACGTATGGATCTTCCCGGAAGTTATGCAGGAGATGCTAGAATTACTGCAGGTAATAAAATAGGTACAGGTGCGGACGCGGTCGGTGTGGCGGGGTGGACTATTCTTACAGGCAGACCTAGATATAAGATGACGTTCGAGAACGCAGACCAAACCGATGTTCAATTTTATGGATGTTCTTTTTTTTCCTCTTCTACGTGGGCAATAGACGATACCGCGGTAGAAATATTATCTTGTAACTTTGATGATTGTGATACCCTAACTTTTACTGCAGGCAGTACAGGCCCGGCCGCAGTGTCTAAGTGTTTCTTCGCAGCAGCTCCCGGGCCACAAGCACAGTGTATTATTAATCAACCTGGAAGCCCTACAGACTTCTCGACTGATCAATTTACTGAAAACAGTTTTGTTAATATGATTTGGTTCGGAATGGATTTTACAGCGGCAAGTCTTGCATCTCCAAACGGTATAACGTTAAAAGGTTTCCTTTTCTCAAATAACGGAACGAATAGAGATATACTTACATCAAATGATACGGGGGATTCTCGTTTCTTAGTAACAGGTGCGGGAGATAGTCCTGGGGTAACTAACGGATCGACTATTAACATCACGACAGTCGGTACTGTAGATAATTTACTTTATAGTGTAATTACATTTGACGAAGTGCAACAAGTAGGTGGCGGAACAGATGCCAGTGCAGATGGTACTTTGGATGTTACAGGTAATACTTTAACTGTAGATGATGACACCTTTGCTGTTTGGGCAGCTACCCCCTTTGGAGATTTAACATCAGACGGTACTGGTGATAATTATACCGACGGTAAAGAGATAGATAGTGATGTCGACGAAATTGCAGTATTGCTTGGATACCCCGATGAATTAACCCCCAGTACAACCGCAAGAAGAGCCAATTCAACCCTAAGCGTAGCGACGGTTGATTCGGTAGTGGCTCTTATTGAAGTCATTGCAGAGAACGGTAGTACTCCGGTAACTTTAGTAGATCCTGAGTTTCGTCCTTGGGTTAAAGTAGATTCTGTAAGCACTACAACATTTGGGTATGGTGCTGGGGACGATGCTACAAATCCAAACCGTAAGACTTTCGTCATTGCTGTTGCACAAGCCGGGGTGGCAGCAGACACTGCCATTAGTACAATAACTATTGATACTGGTGCAGGGAATACCGCTTTGTCATCTCGAGAAGTTGCCCAAGATGACAACGTAGGCGCAACCGGTAACTCTCTTGAAGCATCAATATTTTCATTAGCTAATACCGATGAGGCATTAGACCAAGGAAATACCCCAGTTGTTGAAGCAAATGTAACTACTACTTTCACAAATATTCGCTCAGATTCTGAGTTTAGGCTTTTTGACGTAGGAACAGCGAACGAGATAACAGGTACAGAATCTGTAACCGGGGGATTAGTAGAAGCCCAGCTTGTTAATGCGGGGACTGGGTATGTTGCCTCTGAAACTTTAACTCTAGTAGGAGGTACATTTACTACCGCAGCAGTGATTACTATAGATACTGTTGGGGGTAGTGGGGAGATACTTACTTTTTCCGTCACTACTCTTGGTTCTTACACAGTAGACGCGTCTTCTCCAAATAGTCCCTCGGGCGGGTCGGGCTCGGATGCCGAATTTGATATTGTGATACGCGGAGTATTTGATTTTACATTTAATGCTGCCACTCAGGGAAACTTTGATATTGTGGCACATCATCTAGACTTCGTATATTTGAAACTCTTTAATCAAATTCCGGCGACGGCTGATGGAAGTATTCCAATTAATCAGCGGACTGATAGGAATTTTAGTAACCCGTAAGGAGACCCCATAGTGGAAATCAAACACGGATTTATGGAAATAACATTTACAGAAGAAGAGGCACAAGAGTGCGGCGACAGTATTTGTAATCGGCTTATTCTGCCTGAGGACACATGTTTCGTCGACGTACAAGAAGGCGGCAAACTTTATTGCAAGCTTTGTGGTACTTGTGAACGATACCACCGCAAGAAAGCTGCCGAAAGAAAGATCGATACATAAGGAGGGTTGTCAATATGGTCTTCGTCACTGACCCAGATAATCTAGATCGTTTTGACGTTGCCGTAGATCCCCTTGGAGAGAGGATTTCAATACGCGGATTAGGTACTGAAAGAATAGGTTTCTCTACAACAGGGGATAGCAACGGTACTAATTTTTTTGGAGATAATTCCCAATCCGACTTTAGCGCCAGTGGAGTGGCTGTAAATGATATTCTTGCCATAATTTCTGCTGACACGGGTGATATTATCGGGCATTTCACCGTTTCCGGAAGTATTACTACTACAGGTATTGGTGTTTTTGGAGACATTCCTGCTAATACCGCAGCAGACAACCTTACTTATAAGCTTTCAGAACCCACCGCTGCGGGAGGAGTTGCCGAATCGGCTACAGATGGTGCCACTCTTCAAACCTTATATTCGTTCCTGAAGGAAGAGTGGAGAGTCCTCAGTGCGGGGCTTGGAGCTGCGGAGGATCTTATCCAATTCACTTTCCAATAGAGTCTATTACGAGTGAACAGTTTGAGATTGGAGGAACCACGCACTCTGATTGGGATTTCTTTGATGACACCACCCGAAATTTGATTAGAACCGGGGGATGGCAGAAGTTGGACAGTGCGGGTAGTATAATCCAAGATTATTCAGGTATCATTACTCTGGGTAGTTTGGATACAGATACTGTGGTTTATTTCCAACAGCACGCAACTACGGCAGATCCTGTGGACTTTGTTTTGCCTGGCGCTGTGAATCAAGCAGTTAATACTTTTGATGAAGTTACCGGCCCAGACACAGGTACCGGTTTTGCTATCACTAATACTGATACAATTACTCGTAACGATGGTGGGAATTGGTTTACTGACGGCTATCGAGTTGGTGGACAAATTACTATCAGACTTGCGGAAAACGGAGGCAACAACGCCACCTTTACCATTTTAACTGTTGCTGATGCGGTCAACGGTGCCTTGGTTATTACTACATCGACACTAACCAATAATGCAGCAGACACTGCTATGATTGCAGCAGTAAACAAACGTGCCTTTCTAAAGTTGTTTGCCAGGAAAAAGGCCCGCTCATATGAACAGTCTGAGATCGCAGATATTGGTGTTACAAGCCTGGTAACCATCGTAAACAGATTCCCATTGACACATGCTGTGGATGCTGCCATTCTTCTTGATGATGGACAAATTGCAGGAGATCCTGCAACAGCCCAACAGGTTTTCCAAGATGTAGAGGCGCACTCTAATGCAACTAATGGGTCTTCTGTAAATAACGACGATGGTACTTTTGATTTCACTAGTGTGGCTATTTCTCCCGCTTGGAATGATGGAATTCTACAGGTAGGAGATTCTATTGAACTTACGGCAGGTCTTAGTGCGGGTGATAATGGATTTTATGAGATCGCAGCTATTGTAGATGCAGATACTATCACTTGTTTCCAAGAGCCAACTAATACCACGGATATAGGAACTAACTCTTCGGTTACTTTCCAAGTCAGGACCGGTACTCGAGATTCGGGATTGGCCAATGCTGTCCTGACTAACGTGGATGGTGCTACTGGAACTTTGGCCAGTGCGACCTCTACCTTTACAACTGATGATGGTTTAGGAGATAGAACCGTACTGGCAGGGGATATGGTTACCGTCACCGCAGACGATAGTGCAGTTATTGGAAGCTATAAAGTTATTTCGGTAGATAATGCTACGACATTAACTTTGAATACTTCTGATCAAGTATTTTCAGGCGAAACTGCACAAACTTACATTGTTAGACAGCCTGGTATGCATCTTCAGCGGAAGTCTGTAATTGCAACTCCGGTTGCACAGTCAGACATCTCGTTTACTGATGGTAATCCAGATGAGATCGTGCGAGTCGCGGGATCTTGGATTACAGATGGTTATGTACACGGTATGGCTGCCACGGTAGTAGGCGCAACCAATGCGGGTAATAATGGAACCTTCATTGTAGATACTGTAACTGCTTCTACTTTAACTTTGATAGCTTCTGAGACATTGACTGTTGAAGGCGCAGGTGCCTCAATTACTGTAACAGGTGAGGTTGGGTTTGTCAGAACGTTGAACAACGTGGACTTCCCATTCAACTGGCGCCTACTCTCTAATGGGGCAACTTTAGCCCAAGCTTTCCAGTTTATTCAAAGAGAACTGCGAAGAGGTAGAGCGGGAGATACCAATACTGCCATTGATGAAGATATTGATGAGGCAAATCCCGTAACACGGGGTGATGTCGGAGATCTTCTGATGATCTTCGCATCCCCGACAGCAACTGCCCTTAGCATGACTATTGACGATGTTGATGTTTCGGAATTGAATAATCTTACCGAACAAGACTTATCTGGAGATAACAGAAACTTCGCCTTCTTGGCAGGAGTTACTATTACTCTCAATTCTAATATCACTGATGACGTTCCATCTGTAGGAACTAATAGGATCGTAGTATTCTTCACCGATGCCGATGAAGTGGGAGATAATGGTGATGAGTTTGGTTCCAATGGTGCTATCATTGTTCAGGATAACACGTCTACGGACATGTCTGCCACTGACCAAAGTACCACTCCTCTCCAATTCACATTTGATTATGACAATAACGCCCAGGGCGGAAGAACTCCTGCTACTGATGCAAATGTTACTATTGTATGTATTGGTGAAAGCAGCGCCCAATATTCTCAAGTTACCGGTGTTATTCAAAGACAGAACAACAATACATTCGCACTCGTTGCCGCTCTTGAAAGAAACTTTAGCAATCCATAATATTAAGTAGAGGTTAGTTTATATGACAGTGGCTTCGTTCGACGGTGTGAATAGGATAATAACCCTTGCTAGCGGGGTGTCTCTACCCGCTAGCGGGGTTCTCCTTACGGACGCTGAATCTGAAATTTATTCTGAATGGAAGCGCTTTTCTGCTATAAATGATAACTTAAAATTTGCGCCGGCTTTTAGAACCATTGGTGGAGATCCCCTAGGAGGAGGAATTGACGTTGGGGCTTATTTTTTCCTTCAAAATCAGACCAGAACTACCGCTGCAGGAGGTTGGCGGATAAAGCCTCCCGAGCATGATGGATTTTTTGAAATCGAAGGTAACATTTTTGGTGAAGATGCTGACGAACCTGTTTTCTCAGGCACTATTGGAAATTTCAGTTCTGTTTTAAGATTGACAACTTCTAGTTTAACTCAGTTAGCAACTCTAGAAGGAGTAGCTGCGGAAGTTTGGGCAACTACAGTTTCTGGAAATCAAAGTATAGACAGCTTTGGTGAATTTGTTTCTAAATTACTAACTGTTGCCAAGTTTATTGGATTGAAATAAAAGGAGGAAGACCATGTTCATCCTACGTAACTATAGAATCCTTACTGGAGGAACTGCAACCGTTACTAGTACGGGCACTGCTCCCGGTGGCGATGATTAATCATGGCTGAATTGTCTTTATCTTGTCCAAAATCTGTATCTACTGCCGGGGCAGCTGCTACGGGCGTAGATATCCAGAGAAGGGTTCTAATCAGAACTGGGGGTTGTTTTGAACAGAATACTGTTCTAGATATTACTGACCCTGGGACTGGTTGGGTGGTTTTAGGAGACTCTGTAACTTTTTCAGGGTCTGAAGATTTTACGGAACTTACCCAAGTTTTCCGGAACGGAGTTATACAATTAACCGCAGAATCGGCAACTGATAATAATGATGTGTACTTTGTCGCAGTCAGCGGAAGTATTGGGTTTGAATATAATATTCAAACGAACGACGTCGTACAAGTTTGGAAATTTAATCCCACCACTTCAAGTGGGTAGTATTTGGTCTTACTTTGCTTTTATCCAAAAAATATAAAAGGAGGTTAAGCCCATATGAGTCCACGAACATTAACACTACAGAATCAAATTCGTTCGACTACATCGGGTATCGAATACCAAGACGATCTGTCTTTGTCTTTGGCAGAAGATCTGGTAAACGAGGCGTTTCTTACCGACGGTACTCAAGTTTCCGGTACGTTAATCATGGACTTGAACTTCCTACGAACCGCTGTTCGAGATATTAAGGGCGCAACCCCGACCTTCAATTGGTTTGATCCTTCGAGCACCGCTGCTACAGCTACTCTAATTGACTTGAGTGAGACTAGAACTGAGATCAATAATTTGCAGAGCTTTACTGGCTCCGATGGAGACGGCGATGCCACTCCGGATTACCTCAGCCTTTGTTTCATCTCTCAGAACGACCCTCTAGAGACAGCAGTGAGCACTCTTGACGAACAGCTTTGTATCGCGACTGGTACTATTTCCAGTGCGAGTGAAGTTCAAAAGCGAGTACTTATTAGAACGGGTGGACAGATCCCTGAGAATACAACTATTGATATTAACACTCCTGGGGCAGGTTGGACTGTAGTTGGAGATGATGTTCAGCTTACCAGCTCAGGTGTCTTTCTTGAAGCCGCTAAGGTCTTTACCAACGGAATACTACAGCTTCTTGGTCCAGATGATGCTGCGAATAATGATGTTTACTGGGTTGCTGCGAATTATGATATTGCATTTGAGTATAAGATTAAGAAGAATGACGTTATTCAGATTTACAAGCATCCACCCTCACCATAATCATTGTAAGACGGAAGGCCAATCCTTCCGTCTTATCAAGGAGAATAATCATGGTAGAAGTAGTTATTGAAAATGGGGAATTATTTGGTAAGGATAGAGCGAAACTAAGAAATGAACAGCTTATAACGTTAATTAAAAGTTGGGAAAAACAAAGAGATGAGTTATACGATGAGATTGCTTTCCGTAAAGGGCAAGTAGAGTTGCTGGAAGATTTAGTTAAACAAACCTATGAGAAAATGTTGGATGTCAATAAGGAAGAGCAGCAGAAAGAAAAAGAAAGAATTGATGCTAGAGTAGAAGAGTTGAAAAAGGAAGAAGCTGCGCTGGGGGAAGAAAAGAGACAGAAAGAAGCACTGGCAAGACATAAGAAAAAGGAGGCGGCTGCTAAAAAAAGAATGGAAGCCTCCCAAAAGAAAGGTATAAAAGAAACCTCCACTCCGAAACATCCCACAGATAAAATCAAAGACATCCAAAAAAGAATGAAACAAAAGCGGGATTAAAGCATGCCTCGTACTAGGATACGTGGAGAACAAGAGCAAGACATTGACTTTCTTAGTGAGGGTGAGCTAAACGACTTTTTTGGTAAGACAGTTATTACTGGTACTATAGATGACAATGATATTCAGGATACTGCAATTCTAGAAACTTTTGATGATTACCTTCCTGGACGGGGTCTTTTTGGGGGCGAAGACGGAAACACAGTTACTACCGGTACTCAGGCTGTTACTATATCCGGATTCCGGGGGGAGTTCGTGGCCGCTTCCGGATTTTTGCAAGGGGGCACTGATTCCCACAATCATGATGATAGGTATTACACACAGACCTTGCTGCGTTCTACTGTCTCCGGATCTGCTGGCGCGGGAAGAATTGGCTTTCCTACAGTTTCTGGGTTCTCTACAGACCTTACTTCTACTGAGGCCTCCCCTTCTGTCCAAGGGGCGATTACTTTCTTTTCTTCAGCTGGTTGGGTAGACGGGGGAGAAATTTCAGATCTAGGCGACGAGACTGTTCTGATTGCTTCAGGCATAGGTGCCGTTAGAACACAAGATAATAGTTTAGCAAATTTGGTGGCTTTTGGGTGGTTGTCTGTATCTGGTATAGCAATAGCTAATAACTCTACAAGATTTATAGGTGTAAGCTATGACAGTAGCCAAGATATGGCTAATATTCTTAGCAAGGCAAGTAATACCTGGGACTACACCACAGAATTTCCTTTAGGTTTAGTAGCTAATAGGGAGAACGAATTAACCATAGTTTCAATTCCCCACACGGTAGGGGATTCTCCAGGTATAATTAATAGAAGATTTGAAGAAGTAGAAGGTCCCCGACGGGCAGACGCCTTAGGAGGAATGATATTAGGTGAGAGCGCAGATAATAATAGAAATGTTACTGTTAGTGCAGGTGTTTTGTGGTTTAAGTTAAATAGGTTTCCAACTCCGGCGATTGATACCAGCGGAAGTGACACTTTTGATGCTTTCTATGAAGACGGAGGCGGTGGATTTACTAAAGTAGCAGATGAAACTATTTGGGATAATGATAGTTATGATGATGGCTCTGGCTCTCTGGCCACTTTAACTAATAATAGGTTTGGTAATCTTTGGTTCTATCTGGAAGTTAGTGGGGAGCTTTCCTGTGTTTATGGAAGAGTTAACGCTGTCAAATTATCAGATGCGGAATTAGAATCAGTACCAGATACTTTACCTACTGGATTAGCTAATTCTATTCTTCTTGGACGTATAATCTTTCTTAAGGATGCCACGATTGCGACCGACGTTCAAACAGCATTTGAAACTACTTTCCCTCTGAGTAGTGCATCTGACCACGGAAACTTGGCAGGCCTTCTTGATGACGACCATCCCCAGTATAGTTTAGTGGATGGGACCAGGGATTTCACTGGCGATGTTACTGTCCAGGGGGATGTTACTGTTCAGGGGACACTGACTGCAGTAACCGGGACATTCACCGAAGAGCTCACTATTTCCGGACAACCTGTCGTAACGGGAACCCATCACGGGGCCCTAGACGGACTTGCCGACGACGACCACACCCAGTATGCGTTGCTGGCAGGACGCTCGGGCAACCAGCTCCTACATGGAGGAATCGCTGCCTCCGAGGAGCTTCAACTCCGGGGCAGTACCGACGCGGACCTTGGCAACATACGTGTGCAGGCGCCGATTCTCATCGATGACGTCAGCGACGGCAGCACCGGTATCATAACGTATAACAACGGTGGCAGAACGATCGATTCTGGCGTCTTCGTCGAGACCCTCCTCGGTGGCAATCCGTCCTACACTATTGACGTGAACACCTCGCTCTTTGTGTTTTTCAACGAGCAAGGTACGTACACGAACTCGGTGGAGCCGAGTGCGATACTCGGTGAAATTGTCGCGTTCAATCAGTTTTCGACCTATAAAAGCGCCTCGGCAGGTATCCATGCCCTGAACCCGGTAGGAATGCGTATTCGCCCGACGATTGCCAACTCTACGCTCGGTGCGAGCTGGCTCGGTGTACAGGAAGTCATAGGGCTGAAGATGGAGCCCAGCCTCACGGCGCAGGCCTCTTCGGATTTATCTATTGTTGAACACATAACGGGCCTGAGGATGGGCCCGCAATATAGCGCGTCCAGCGGCAGGGCCATCAACTTTGGCAACATACGTGCCGTCTGGTGCAAGAGTGTCGGCACGACCCTGTTTGGCCTCGGGGGCGGCACGATAGAATATGAGAACTACTACGGCTTGCACTTCGAGGACATGTCCCACGCCGTACCTGCCTCGGGAACAAGCCGCCAGATTGCCGTCATCTCCGACTTGGTAGCAGACTCCAATAATCTCTTCCTAAAAAATGCAGGTGGAGCACGGAGTGAGCTCGAAGGTGACATGGTCTTCCTCGGTTCCGACGGCTGCATCGTCTTCGAGTCAACCGCCCCGACCGAGGGCCACATCGTCTTCGACGAGGCCGGTCCTAACCTGGTGTTTAACGACAACACGGGTGGTCCTAATGTGACGTTTGACGCAGCTCTGGTAGGCGGCGGCGTCACGTTCCTGGTCCACAACGGCGCGGGCGACGAGATGGAGATCATCTGGACGTCAACGAGTCAAGTAGTCACGCCCGGCGCATTGGCCGGCGGCGGCTCCAACTCGTGGGACATCGAGTTCCTCCCCGCGGGCAGCCCGGCGGGGGCTTCAGAACACACCAAGTTCGGTGGGTCGGTCAACGCCCAGTGGGACTATGCCCAGCTGGTCTTCGGTGGTGGGGGGTTCCCTCTTATATCCGGGGACACGCAGCGCGGTTCGTTCATCTTCGAGAAGAGCGGGGTGCCGTTCATGGGCTCGGCGGACGACGTCTGGAGTGACCTCGAGGTCAAGCCCGGGACGTCCGTCAATATCAACGGCCGCACGAACACCGAAGTCAACACGGTCCTCCTGAATCCGCCTACCTGGACGCTCTCGAGCGGGACGATCGCCGACGAGAGCCAGCTCCACATCAACGGCATGGGCACCGATGGTGCGACCCAGCAGGGGATCTGGTGTGAGAACGCGAGGGCGCGTATCGACGGAATTCTCAACCTCGGAGAGTCGAGTCCTACTGAGATTACAAGCGACCAGAACGACTACGAGATCCCTGCAAGTGGGACCGGTCGGACCGTGCTCCGGCTTTCGACTGATGCTTCGCGAACCCTCACGGGCATCGCAATTGAGCAGGAGAATGACTCGATTTGGATCGTCAATACCGGATCGAACGACCTGGTGTTGGCCAACGAGAACGTAAGTTCTACGGCAGCCAATAGAATCATTACGTCGGATGGATTAGACCTCACACTCGTACCCGACGAATCTTCATTGCTCTGGTACGATCCGACGGATAGTCGTTGGCGTATTCTTTTCACTACTGCCGGAGATGTAGATTCCCTCAATGGTCTAACTGGTGCGGTCACGATTACGGGAACTACAGGAATAAACACCCTTACTTCTGGTACTTCTATCACTCTGACTGCCGTAGGCTCTGAGATAGATCATGGCGGCTTAGCCGGCCTGGGCGATGACGATCACACCCAGTACGCGCTCCTCGCGGGACGCACTGGGGGGCAGGAGCTGGTAGGCGGCTCTGCTGCATCTGACCAATTGGATCTGCGGGGTAGTACGGACGCGGACTTCGGTGAGATCCATATGTTATCCGAATTGGTATTCGATAACCCTTGGGGCGCACCCGGAGCTGTAGGTTCCCGTATCCTTTACAACCCAACCGCGACCCACACGGCAGCGCTCGGCGAGACGGTCATCTCGGTGTCGCCGACCTATACGATTAGCAATGCAGTCTACCTCTTCGCCATGGTCGGCGTCGGTGGAACCTTCACGACCACGGTCGAGCCGTCCGACGTTCTTTCGCAGTTCGCGTTGATGGGCACCTCTGCAACTTTAGCGAGCGACAATGCAACCATCCATGGGCTTAGTCCTGTGGTCGTTGCAGCACAACCAATTATCAAGAATGATGGGTTGAGCAGTACATGGGTCGGTGTCGAGAAGGTCACCGGTCTGCTCTTCGGACCCAATCTTGCTGGTATCGGATTCCTGGATACTGCAGCAGTCGATAATATGACGGCGGTGGTGGTGGCACCAACCTGGAACACACCGGGGGTTGTGTCCCTCGCCCAGTTCGGCAATATTCGTGGACTCCACTGCAATGACCTGGCCGAGGTTCTATTCGGTTCCTCGACTGGAATCGAGCGATACAACAACTATTACGGCCTTCACTTCGACGACCTGACAGCCCTCACACCATTTCCGGCTGATGGTCGAAACATCGTCGTCCTCTCCGACTTAGTAGCCGGCTCCAAGAATCTCTTCCTGGCAAATGTAGGTGGAGCACGGAGTGAGCTACGAGGCGTGATGGCCTTCTTAGGCGGCGCCACCGACGGTCGCATCCTCTTTGAGACGAACGCCGAAGCCGATGGCCACATTAAATTCGACGGGGACGGTCCTAACGTGCTGTTCGAAGGGACTGGTCCTAACTTGGTGTTTAACGCGACCGGTCCTCACCTGGAGTTTAACGACGTGGTGGCGAGCATGGACGTCGCGGGCGGTGGCGGCGACGTTATGGAGATCAGATGGACATCGAATGGAACCACCAATAAACAAGTAATCACGCCCGGCGCATCGGACGGCGGCGGCTCCAATTCGTTCGACGTAGAGTTCCGCGCGGCGGGCCACTTCGCGGGGTCTGCAGAATACACCAAGATCGGTGGGTCGCAAAACGTCAATTTCGACTATGGCCAGATCGAGTTCGGTCAGGGGTTCCCGATTCTCGGCTTCGACCAGCGCAGTGCGTTCACCTTCGAGAAGGGCGGGATATATTTCATGGGCCGGACGGACGATGTCTGGAATGACATCGAGGTCAAGCAGGGGCAGAGCGTCAATCTCTTTGGTCGCGAGGACACCGAAGTCAACACGATCCTCCTGAATCCGCCGACGATCGTCGTCAGCTCCGGTTCGGTCGCTGACATGAGTGGGTTGCACATCAAGGGAATGGGCACAATTAGTGGTACTAATCAAGGCATATGGTCAGAGAATGCCCGAGTTAGAATCGATGGAATGTTCAACTTCGATCACGTCACTCCTGCCCAGATAACGTCTGACCAAGACGACTATGTAATCGAAACTACAGCATCAGGGAGAATGGTCTATAGGCTATCCACTGATGCTACAAGAACTCTTACAGGAATTACTGTAGAACAAACTAAGGATGCCCTTTGGGTTGTTAATGCTGGTAGCAATGATTTAATATTAGACCACGAAAATGTAGCTTCAAGTGGTACTAACCGAATTATCTCACCGACTTCTGCAGGATTAACTCTTGGACCTGATGAGGGTGCGCAGTTATGGCATGATCCTCTCGATGATCGTTGGCGTATTCTTTTTAGTAGTACAGCAAATGTAGCTTCCCTCAATAACCTAAACGGAGATATTACACTTGCAGGTTTAGGAAGTGTTAACATAAATGAAAGTGGTCAGAATATTAATATTTCTGGTTCCGGTACTTTTATAGAAACTGTTCAAGGTAATCTTGATGACACCTATAATTTAGGAACAGCCCATAATAACTGGAGAAGATTGTTTGTTTCCGCAAGCGGGGCATCAGGTGTAACTGCACGAGAAGGTATGAGAGGATTGCATGGTTATCATACTCTTGGGGATATATTTGTTGGGCCAGATAATGTGTTCCCACCTTTCTATGTTCAAAAAGTAGTAACACATAATTCTACAGTTACCGACGGTTCAGAAGATTTCACTACGCTATATCAAGGAAATGCTAATTGGCAACACATAGAGATAGTTTATAGCAACGGGGATGGTACAACATCTACTGCGTATGGTAATTCACTTAGAAAGGGGGCAGTGACCCTAGGAGTTTACGAAACTGTTAATGCCCTCGGCGGGGGTGGGATCGCCATCTGGGGCCGTGGCAGTAATATGTTTACTTATTTAACTTACGATGAAGATAATGCCAGGTTTATTCTTCGCGGAAATGAAGGGGCCATGTCAGTAGTGGATACCACCTCTATAGGCCTTGATGGTGGTCTTGTAGATTTCGTTCCTGTAACTAGCGATAAGATAGATTTAGGTCTTTCTGATAATAGATGGAAAGATTTCTGGGCAGCCGGAAATTCTACTGTAGATCTTAGCAGCACTGTTGGTGGTTCCTTAACCGTGTCTGGAACCGTAGTTAATTTTCCTAATTTGCCAACTTCCTCTGGGGGATTAGCTTCTGGAGATTTATGGGTAGATGTCCCATCCGACTTTACACTAAAGGTAACACCATAATGAATGATATATATGCAGCATACGGACAAGCTAAAGAAATTCAAGGAGCCGTTCTAGAGATCGGCTTAGGTTGGGGATTTATAGCTGATGCTTTAGTCATAAAACCAGAGATATCTAATTTAATTTCTTACGAAAAAAATACACAAAGAGTTAACGACTATACCATAAAAAATGTAAACAAACATACAGTAAGAGAACAAGATATTCTTTTGGATACCATAACTGACAACTTTGATGTTGCCATCATAGATGTTTTTGATGGCAGGGCTTCAGAATTTTATGACCTGGGTAAAGATATTGTTACTAAAATTTTACCTAATATAAATTCTTCGGGCAAAATTATTATAGAATATCAAATAGACACACTAATAGAAAAAGATTTTAGAGCATGGATGGAGAATCAATTTGGACTTATGAAAAAAGAATTTATACATACTGGACTAAGACAAACTTCAAGATCTATAGCTTATTATAATATAAGTTAAAAGTGTAAAAGGAAAATAATATGCCTCTTGGACCATTCGAACTGGACGACGCACATTGGGAAAAAATCTTGCTTTATATCAACTTAAAGGCGAAAGAACAAGGCCTCACGGAACCGACAGCGGTATTTTTCCTATTCAAGGTATTTTGGCTCCAGCTGGATGACCAAGCAGTACTTGATGCATTTATAGATGACCAGGTATTGGCAAGTTTGGAGGCACGTAGAGATATATTGGATGGAGAGCGGCCTGGTTTGGATACAGAAATAGAGGCCATTAAGACTAGATTAGGACGATAAACTAAAAGGAGAACAAAATAATGGTATTAGAAAATAATCAAGAAACTACACATATTGCAGTTGAGGTAGCAGTGTTTAGAGCGGTACATGCCATTTTAAATACACTGCCTAGAGGCCAAGTAAATGAAATTGTTACAGCATTTGAACAGTCTCAGGGTGTGACGTTGCCGAAAGAACAAGTTAGTTAAGATTATAAAATAACTCAGTGAGGGGAGCAAGTTAAATAATGCCAAGCCAAATAAAACATAACGGAGGACTGGTAGATGCCGTTCTAGAGTTGGGGTTTGATGCAGTTAAATATTTTGAGATCACTGCTGATGGTACAGCTCAACTGCTAACAATAAGCCCACCGGCTAGACGTCTTACTTTACGTAATGCAGATACAAATAATCCATTTTATTTTAATATTACGGGAGAGGATGCCACAACGGTTGTCAGTTCGATACCTGGGGATAACATTAAACTTGGGCCTGAGTGTATATTTACTATGGATTTTGATACTCTAACTGCTGTGTCCTTCATCACCGCAGGGAGTGATGTTTTGGTAGAAGGAATCATAGGATTCAAAGGTACAGACATGTGTTAGTACTTGAATAATTCAAAAACATCACGTATAATTGAGTAGTCAGGAGAAGCTACGCTATGAGTAAACTGAATGCGGGAACTCTAGTACTAAATAGAGGCTGGATGGCGGTACAAGTTTGTTCTGTCAAAAGAGCTATCTCTTTGCTTTATTCTGGGCACGCTAAAGTTGTAGACCGGGACTACCAGAGTTATGATTTCAACGATTGGTCAGAGATATCTCAACTAATGGTTGAGGTGGACATTGATGAATTTATCTGCTCTCCCAGCGTAAAGATTAAAATCCCGCGTGTGATTGTACTCATGTTTTATGACAAGCTACCAAAGCGTAACGTTGCTTTCAGTAGAAAGAACATCTTTGAACGAGACAAGTACCAGTGCCAATATTGTGGTACTAAACCTCCGAACAAACGAACAGCGATACGCTGGATGGAAGAGAACGCTTTGACTTTTGACCACGTAGTGCCTCGATCCCGGGGAGGTAAAACTACCTGGAACAATATCGTGACTGCGTGCTTCAAATGTAACGCCAAAAAAGGAAATAAAACGCCTAAAGAAATGGGTTGGAAGGTTAAGAAGCTTCCGGGGCAACCTGCTTGGCATCCTACTGTAAACATTCCGTTGAAGATGGTACCCCACAAAGAGTGGGCCAACTTCTTAGATGTGGCTTACTGGAATACGGAGCTAGATAATGACAACCAAGCCGACAACTAAAGTCTTTAACTATATCCGGGGTGCTCTTCGCGGCGCATACGGAGTTGAAGATTTTCGTGGTAAGGGTGTTCTCATCATTGGTATAAATGACTTCGGCCAAGACCTCGTCAGTAAAATCTGTTTTGATGAGGGGGTCAAGCTCTTCTTCCTAGTGGATAAAGAACAAGGCATGCAGAACTACCTGAATGCCTTCACGATATGTGCCCTTGTGGAACCGTGGGGTGGGCAGGAAGTGGACATCGTGGTTGATACCTTGTCCCGTAGGGTGACTGTGGATGGAACCACAATCAGTTTTAACCTAATAGGAGAAGACCCTTATACTCAGGGAATTCATGACTTTTATCTCTAGGAGGACGGATGGTCAATCTAGACACCGTTTCCGTGCTGGAGCAGAGACTAGAATTCTTGGACTGCATAACGGAAGTAGCAACAAATTGTAATTGGCCTTCTGAAAAGGTTCAGGAGCTTCACGATTATCTTTTGGACGAAGTCATCAAGATAGATAACTTGTTATTCGATGTGTATGAAGAAACCCAAGATGGAAAGTTGGCCTATCTTATTTGGGAAGGGCATATGGAAGATTTGCGACGTTGGTTAGGGTTGATCTTGGGAATCAGAATCAAGTTCATATAACTAAAAGGATTAAGTATGTCCGTTTCTTATTGGCAGGATACCGCACAAGCGCGGTCTAAAACAACAGTTGATATAGTAATTATTGGCGCGGGTCTTGCTGGACTTTCTACCGCTTACTGGATTCGTAAACTAGAGCCCACTTGGAGTATAGCGGTTGTGGACAAAGGCCCTGTAGGAAGCGGAGCATCAGGAAGAAACGCGGGTTTTATTACCTGTGGTTCTACCGAACACTTTTCTGATATGATAGATCAATATGGGGAAAGCAAGGCAGAAGAAGTTTGGAAGTTTAGTGAATACAATCATAATCTGATGATAGAGGAATTTGGTAAAAAACATTTAGAAGAAAAATGTGAGTATCGGAGCCTTGGGAGTTGGACTCTCGCAGCATCCGAGCATGAGATTGAAGTCATTAAGTCTACCGTAGACGCACTTGGCAACAAGGGCGCGAATGTAGAGTGGAGAGACCGTGCTTTTGAAGGGGCAGAAGGTTTTCACGGAGGAGCTTATTACAAAGATGATGGTGAGATTCATCCTATGAAGTATCTCAATTTACTTCGGGATAAAACTCCGATCTTTGAGAATCAGGAAGTCTTTGAGATTGACACCTCTGGTGATTTGATTATCGTTAAAACCAACGTCCTAGACTTTCAAACCAACGCAGTAGTCCTGTGTACTAATGCGTGGTCTGATCAACTCTTTTCATGGTTCAAGGATAAGATTAGTCCCATGCGAGGACAGATTATTGTTACAGAGCCTGTTGCTCAGTTTCTACAACCGTCCTACTGCAGCTTTGTATTAGATTACTTTCGGCAACTTGTAGATGGCCGCTTGCTTATTGGTGGTTTCCGAAATGCCGATATAGAAAAGGAGGTTGGTTATTCAGATGAAATCAATCCTACTATTCACGAGAAACTTGAAGGTTTCCTTAATGAACATTTTCCCACTTTACGCGGGAAACGAATTGATTATCGCTGGTCTGGCGTTATGGGTTTTAGTAAGGATGGATACCCCATGACAGGCTCTTTACCAGAAGATCCCCGTATTTTTTATAGTGGAGGATTTACAGGAACTGGATTAGGATATACCTTTGCTATGGGAAGATTAACAGCAAAGTTAATGATTGAGGGACAGGACCCTGGGATCTTTTCAGGGAGAAGGTTCCAGTCCTAAATATAATCCCCGATACCAAAATGCCTACTCAAATAATAGCGGGTTCTTGTAGGCGTCCCGTATGTAAGGGAGGAAATATGATGGTTTATGATTCGCAGTTCGTGCTGTGCGTGCTGCACAAAGGTGCTCCTGTAAGGGAGATTGGTGGAAAAATACATCTACCATTTCACAGCGAATATAAGGTGCGACTTAAGAACAAGAATAATGTAAGAGCAAAAGTTCGTGTATGGATTGATGGTCGACAGGTTTCTAACCTAGGTGATTTCATTCTTCAACCGAATGCGATTATGGATCTGGAAAGATTTGTAGATGAGTCTATGACCAGGGGAAATAAATTCAAGTTTGTTCCTCTTAGTGATGGAAAGGTTAATGATCCTACAGATAGCAACAATGGTATTATCAAGGTAGAATTTTACAGCGAGATTCGACCTTATTATCCACCGTATGTTATGAAGGTAACGAACAGTGGTCCTAATTGGGTATACAACCAAAGCACAACCCTTGGTGATGGTGATCAGACTTTCACCGGAGGTGGTGGCGGAACAACTAATTGTTCTGTAAACTATGTGTCCAACAACATTGTACATGACTCCTACATTCCTGAGAACGCGGGAGCTACTGTAGAAGGTGGACATTCCGGACAGAGCTTCGTGTATGGATCTGATTTCCAAACCGAAACCTATCCCGTAACTCTAGAACTTCGTATTCGTGGAATTGATCGAAGCGAAATGGATTGGGAGGACCATCCTAACCCTTCTCATCAGCCAAAGAAGCGCATCAAGTTCTGTCCCAACTGTGGGGCAAAGAGACATGGCATGGCCAAGTTTTGTGCCAGTTGCGGTACTGCATATCACCCTCGTTACGAACGTGAACGGGGACGCATTGTAAGATAGCAATTGGTCCTGGTGTCGAAAGGGCACCAGGACTTCTAGGAGAGTAAATGCACGAGCCTTGGAAAACAATCGTCTGTGATGACCCTGCTTGTTTCTTTAAGTCCATAGATGAGAAGGGAAATATCCGGGAAGGGTTCAAAATCTATCCGGAGATAGATACTGCAGAGTTTACTCAGTTTAAGTGTCCTCTGTGTGGGAAGATAGAAACGTGGGGAGTGACCCGACGTCAAGTAGCTAAGACTTTATATGAGAAATTTTCTAATGTTGGAATGGATTCTACAATACCCCGTTCTTAGTGAAGTTTGGTTTGCGTATGTAACCTTTCATGATCTCATCCAGTGGGCTATCATGATTGTATTAGCCCACACTACGTGGGGACAACGTAAGAAAAAGAAACAATTGGAAGAACTTATAGAACACATTCACGAAGAACTCCATATCCATATCGCTGAAGACTCCTCGTTTCACGAGGATCTTGGACAAAGCGGAATGACAAAGGGGGCATAGATGTCTCTAGTTAATAAAGAAAACGTGTTGGCTGCGCAGTATATGTATGTAAAGCGTATCGAATTCTTACGCTCAGAGGTTTCCAGGATAATTAACCGAGGTAAACAGTTGGGTGGTGCATATGAGTCAGAAACCCTGGCTGCTCTGGATGAAATTGAAGAAGAATTAAATGGTATAGATGAGTGTCTTGAATTACTAAAACACATGTTATGGAGTTAAGTATGGATACCGCATTCAAATTGTGTAAACTTACTGAAGAACACTTCGAGCCTGCTTTAGAGTTGTGTTACAAAGTTCATGGGGATAATTTCTATACTCACGAGGAACTACAAGAAGAAGTGGACCAAGGCACTATTGGAGAACTTTCCTGCAGTTATGTACTTTACGATATTCCAAAAAAGAAACTTGTAGGTTTGAGAATAACCTCTGCCCCAGGGCAGTGGGAAATAGGGAAGACCTGTTCCCCAGACGATTGGGGAGTAGATCCAACAAAGATTTGTTACTTTCATACCGCAGCAGTTGATTCAGAATATAGAGGTTCTGGAATAGGATCTTTCCTATTACAAACATCTATTGATGTTGCGAAAAAAATGGGAGCGCGCGCGGGATTGGCCCACATTTGGATGCAGAGTCCTAATAATAGTGCCTTCAAATACTTTACGCGTAATGGTGGAAAATTAATTACAGTATGGTCAGAAAAATTTATAGATTTTCATAGTGCAGAGAGGCCGTGTCCGAGATGTGGTTCGACATGTCATTGTGATGCAGCAGAAATGATAATACATTTTGGGGAGCTAGACAAATGAGTACACAACAAGTCGATGGGGTGTGGGTAGTAGTTTGTGATTGGGTAGATCCCGAAACAAACAGGCCCTGTAGTTTAGGTCACGAAGGCGAACCTAGGATGGCAGTAGACCCCGACGGGGGTAAAGACCCTAACACACATTTTCAGTGTGGTGCACATCATGGTATTGTAAAACAAGAGTTTAGACCTGAGTTCCAATTACCTGAAGGCCACAAGTTGAGCGAAGAGGTACTTAGGCAAGGTAAACAAGGTGATGAGATTGTGGTGGAGGAGATAGATGATGACTGAAAGTAATGGACCTACTCTTTCAGTTGGCAATTACAGTATTACTCAATCTGCGGGAGGTTTTGGAATCTTTCTATCTAATGAGCTTACTGAGGATCAGTGGGTAGCCACAGCACCAGATCCTGAAATGGCTATGAAGATTGTTGAAGGATTAGTTATGGTAGAAATGAAAAGATTCTATCATCCAGAGTCCGCCCCAATTTTAAAGGGTGCAGACAGCAAACCGCTTCCCCCCTTTATCAAGAAAGGGGACTGAGAAGCCTCAGATCGTCCTGTAAGCGACGATCGGAGGTAGGAATGACCGACGGGTCATCCTAAGCAAAGAAATCTATAAGGAGGAAAAACCATGGGATTCTTCCTACGACCAAAAGATACGAATTTGGATCGAGCTAATGCCCATATCAACGCTGAATCAATCGAGCTGTCTGATACAGCGCAGGCACGATTCACGACCAGACATCCGTCAGAGGCAATCGAGGCCAAGCAGGATGCTCCGCTTCCGGGCGGTAGTTGGCGTGGAGCTGTATCACGCACGGTTCCTAGTGGATTTGGCCGCGGTACTCGGGCAGGAAGGAGTAAGTAAACAATGGATCGAAGAATTGTACAATGCTTTGGCATTAAGAAGAAGCCTCATAAAGAGGATAAGGTTTGTATGAAAAAGTTTCTTTGGACGGCACGTGGTGCAGCCTCGGGTCACTTTGGTAGTAATGGAGCGCATGCTTGCCCAAACTGTGGCACCCTGCCTGATTTCCAGCACCCATATAATCAGTTCCTCGCAGGTCTGATAACTTATGAAAAGGCTGCGGAGATGATGCCAAACTTTAGGGAAGAGTTAAAGAAAAGAAATCTGGGAAAGAAGTAGTGCGCATGTAAGTTTTTGCTTGACTTACAGGTAAATATACCTTATCTTAAGAAGGATGATCAAGAGGGGTCCATTATAGATCTGATAGGATATACTACGGGATCTTACGGAGTCAGCAGGAGCTTTCTTGTCTTTCATCTTTCAAAAATTAGACGCGCACGTACCAATGAGGAAACAGCTGTGAAACAGTATCAAGATTTACTTAAGGCTTGTCTCTACGGAGACGAAAAGTCCGACAGGACTGGAACTGGTACCACCAGTGTATTTGGTCATCAAATGAGATTCAATCTTCAAGATGGGTTTCCTCTGATTACTACGAAGAAACTCCATCTCAAGTCAATTGTCCATGAACTTCTTTGGTTCATTTCCTGCGACACAAACATCAAGTATCTACAGGACAACGGTGTACGTATCTGGGATGAGTGGGCAGATCGTAATGGAAACTTAGGCCCTGTGTACGGGCACCAGTGGAGAAAGTTTGGTTCTGATTGGTATTCAGGTACCACCGGAATCGACCAATTGAGAGATGTGATTGAGCAAATTAAAATCAATCCCGACTCCCGTAGACTTATTGTAACGGCTTGGAATCCAAAAGAGGTAGGTGGTTGTGCTCTGCCTCCTTGCCATTGTATGTTTCAGTTTTATGTAAACGATGGGAAGCTTTCTTGTCAGATGTACCAAAGAAGTGCAGACGTATTCTTAGGTGTGCCATTTAACATTGCGAGCTATGCACTGTTGACGATGATGGTAGCCCAAGTATGTGATCTACAACTCGGAGATTTCGTTCATTCATTTGGCGATGTCCACTTGTACAACAACCACAAGAAACAGGCCGTTGAGCAGTTGATGCGAGACCCCCGAATGCTTCCGATAATGGTACTGAATGAAGAGGTCAAGAACATCAATGATTTTGTTTACGAGGATTTCACACTGGTGGGGTACGATCCCCACCCGCATATTCCTGCAGAGGTATCTGTTTAATGGAGTTCCGTGGAGTAGTTAATATTAATGACAAAGGCCAAGTAGTTTGTTTTTGTTATCAGACAGAAGTCCTTCAAGGAAAATGCACTTGTCAGGATAGGGATGATTGCCCAGAGGCCGTAATTAGTATTGAGGTTATTCCGGGCACCCGGCCTTCTGAAAGAGGAGTAAAGAAAGTAGTTAAGGCTGGAAAAGAAGTGGCCAAGGAAGTTATAAAAATTAAAGAAGGATTATCCCGTCTAGAGAAGGCGGTCCGAAATACTAAGTTTAGAATTTAGGAAAGGATACTTCATGCAAATTATTGGACTTGGTTGTACTGCTCAGGTGGGGAAAGATGCCGCAGCGGAATATCTCGAAAAGCTTTATCCTGGAAAGGTAAAGAGAGTAGCGTTCGCGGACAAGTTAAAGCAAGTAGCTATGGATGTTTTTGATTTGAGTTGGGAACAATGTTATGGTTCTCAAGAAGTTAAGGAAGCTGTGGATCCGCGGTATAACATGTCTCCAAGAGAGATTATGCAGGGTGTTGGTGAAAAGTTGCGTAAAGTCTACCCCGACGTTTGGATAGACGCTGTTTTTAACGTTACTATTCCTAAGTTTGCAGCGCGGGGTTTTGATTGTTTTGTGATCTCTGACGTACGCTACCCTAATGAGGCAGACAGGATACATAAGATGGGAGGTACAGTAGTTAAGATTACTCGTGAGGGTAGTGGAGTTACTGTAGGTGCTTCTCATTCTAGCGAAACTGCAATGAATAATTATCAGGATTTCGATTTCGTCCTTGAAAATAATGGTGGCTTCGAAGAATATTATCGGAAGCTAGACCAGCTAATGGGAGAACTCGAATATGTCGGAACACAGAGACAAAGTAGATACCGAAGGTAGTGGCCTGGGACACTCGTGGGCTGATGATAACGTGGCTCGCGGTGATCCAGATGTAGATTTCATTAAGCGACGTCCCCAGTTTCCTTTTGGAGATAATCCCCGGGGCAGAGAGATTGATTTTACAGATACTACAGGCGAAGAGGCGTACGGTTCTACCAGAAACCAAGTCTTCCGGGCATTTAGAGGTAAGGCCCCTATCGAAGGGCAGCCTTTTGGTATGCCCAAGAGAAAGGGACAGATAGTTCAAAATATTAGAGGTCTCCGGCCTGAGCTTCCTGATAGAAGCACCGCTGACACCGTTAATGCAGCTTTACAGGCAGGCCAAATAGCGGTGCTTGAAGCCACTAATTTTACTGCACTGAGCCCCTCTCCTACAATTTCATCACCTGCACCGGGTGCTACGTTTTCTCCGGGCGGAGAGATCACAATTGTAGCACCTACTTCAGCTTTGCGAGACATTCATTCTGCTGTTCTTGAAATTGATGGCCAAGCTGTAGACCGGAGAGTTCTTGATCGTAGAGATCAAGATTCTACAATACAGTTTGATTTTAGATTTATCTATCAAATTCCAGCCAGCCAAGCACTGGGGCCTATGACTATCACAGTTCGAGCGTTCAACATGGAAAGCTCTATGCGGGGTATTGTTGCAGACGATGCGTTGAATACCACAGACAGGCAAGGGGCTTTGGGAACTCTGGACGGACGTCCTGGCTCTGCTACGTCTTCAGATGACTATCAGAAGCTCTTAAATAAGACAGGGTTTCTCCGCTCCCCTGAGGGAGTAGTGAGTATCACTGTTAATATTGTGTAAGGATTATAATGGCTAAAAACAAAAGACCCAAAACTACAGTAAATGTGGATGCGGTAAGACGTGAGAGTAAAAGGCTTGCCAAGAGTATGGCTAAGGAGCAGGCTCCTGGTGATATGGGGACAGTTATTTCTCCTGGGACTGTAAAGCGACAATCTCCTCTTGAACAAGAAATGGGTTCATCTAAGTATAAGAAGATGATCCATGACCATAATGACAAGAATAAGCATATCTTAGACCGCCTCCCCTTTACTTTCCCTAAGAAGCGTATTGTGCGTTCTAACCGTACCGATGTCCTTGTGGAGTGCGTAAAGTGCCGCCACGAGAGCTATGGTTCGGAGTATACATATATGAAGTTCTGTGTGGTGTGTAAGAAATCTACCAAGGTTATTAACCCCGAAGCAGAGAAAAGGGGGGAGGATAGAGATTTTGCGCCGGGAATATTTGCTACTGCCTCCGACGTTCTGAAGATGCGGGAGGAACGAGAAAAGAAAAAAGGCCAATAGGCTTGCTAAATTAAGAAAAACCTGTTATAATTGAACTGGATTTAGGGAGAAGTATAATGGTTGACGGCAAGCAGTGGCATTCTTGGGTAATTAAACGCAACCGCTTGGACAACGTAGTGGAGTATATTAAGGAGAATTGCCCAGAAATAGACAAGTTTTTCTATCCATTTATTAAAAAGGAGTACCAAACTAAGAGGGGTAAGACTCGTATCAAGGATATGCCTCTTTACGAAGGTTATCTTTTCTTGCGATATCACGACCATCCTCAGGTATTCCACAAGCTTAGCCACTATCCTCAGGTTACCACCTACTGTGGTGCCGTTTCGGAACATGAAATCAAGCGGATGGAAGCTGCCCAGGGAAAACTTATCACTGAGCTAAAGGCCAGTAAGTATAAAAGAGGGGATGCGGTTATCCTCAAGGACGGGCCGTTTAAAGGCTTTGAAGGGAAAGTCTCTTCGGTCAGCCCTGATTTTGTAAAAGTCAGAATTACTGCCCAAATTCTTGGTTCCTCGGACCACGAGGTGGTTTATCCTGAGGAACAACTAGAACGCAAGACTGTACTACAGAATACCAAAGTGCAAGACATCTAATAGGATCTATCAATGGTAGGAAAAACCGGAAGTGGAAGACGCCCTGGGTTTAAGCATTCTGAGGATGCAAAGCAGAAGATATCTGAGGGTATGCGTGCAAAGAAGTATGAGCCCACCTCGGAACATCGCGAAAATATCTCTAAAACCAAACTTATGTATGGTTTAGATGAGAAATGTGTTCAACGCTTTGAAGACTTGAAAGCTAACTACCCGGAACAAGAGGATTTTTTTCTAGATAACGAAGATGCCTTACTTATTGCTATGCGCGATGTGCGCACAGAGAAAGAACTGACCGACATTCGTCGCTATATTGAGACGGCAGCGCTCAGACCAGATGAACCGTATCTATATAAAAGAACTTCTTGTTATGCAGCGGAAGACGCAATGATTGATCTTCTAGACTTTAAACGGTTATTACAAAAAAGACTATTAAATACCACACCATTTTAACTAGGTTCCTTCTTTACAAGGAGACTGCGAGCTGCAGTTGTCCCCTTTTTGTGGTACATAAAAGGACATAGGATGCCAGATAAGCCTGTAGATACCCCTCCTGTTGATAAGGAGGCTCTAGCCGAAAAAGTAAAAAAAGATCCTAAGTCTAAAAAATGGAATAACCCAAATAGCCGTAGAAACCTGCTACAGTACCAAGATAAGAACCCTGCGATAGTACCAGAAGTAGTTGGAGATGCCTTCGACGCCGAGGAAGTTGACGTTGATGCCATTGTAGTAGGCCGCAAACTTAACCCTGATCGTATACGTAAATTGATGCCTCAGCGGGGAGTACTAACAGCCGCGGAGAATAAGCGGTATGTGGGGGTAGTACAACAGTTCTTAGGTGATTTCAAAAATGAAGAGCCCACCGCAGCTGATATAGATGATATCTTTGAAATTGCGGAAGCTGATATCATGAAAACACGACTGCTCAAAGCTGCTAAAGATAGCCCGGATGCTATCGTAAACATTCAACAGGCAATAGAACGAATTAATAAAAGAAAGCAGACTTCTAAAGAAAACCTATCCAACCGACGCGTTGACAGAAAAGACGCTAGGTCATCGCAGGACATCAACATCGTTGATCTTATTGTTCGCTATGATTTAGAGCAAAAGAGAAAGGACGAAGAGCGCGTTGCTGCCCTGCTCTCCGAAGAAGAAGCTGCCGATCGGCAACTTAAGGAGGTCCTGGAAAAGGACGGATACTAAACTTGCAGAGCCTGCTTGATGATCCTGATTTTATAAATAGATCCGAAGAACTCTTAGAGTTCTATCGACAATATCCTGAAATCGCAGCCTTCGACCTTTTGAGAGTAGAATTAAGTCCAATTCAAAAGGTAGTCTTGAGGTCTATGTGGTTTCGGGACTATGTTATTGCGATCATGTGCCGTGGTTCTGGTAAGACTTTTCTCAACGCGGTCTTTGCTTGCCTGAAAGCTATGTTATATCCAGGCCATCGAGTGGGGCTTCTGGCGCCGACTTTTCGTCAGAGTAAGTTCGTATTTGACGAATGTAGTAGAATCTATCAGCGGTCTCCGATTATGCGCGACGCGTGCGAACGTAAGCCCACTAACCAGTCTGATAATTGCTATATCAAATTTAAGGCCACTGGAACTAAAAACCCCTCCATGATTCAAGCCATCCCACTCGGAGATGGTACCAAGATCAGAGGTTCGCGTTTCTACACCATCCTCTGCGACGAATTCCCGCACATTCCTGAAGAGATCTTCAATATGGTCATCCGTCCTATGGCAGCTACTGTAGCTGAGCCCATGGAGAATGTTCGGAAACTGGCCCGGCAGAAGGAGATGTTATCTAAGGGACTTATCACCCAAGAAGAGATAGACAAAGATACAGTTACTAACCAAATTATTATCACCTCATCTGGTTACTTCACGTTTAACCACATGTACAAGTTATATTGTGCTTACAAAGACGAAATGGAAAAGGGTAATGATAAATATGCGGTATATCGAGTTCCGTATAATTTGCTACCCGACGGTTTTTTGGATCAGAAATCTATCGAAGCTGCCCAGAGAGAAATGTCTAGTCTTGAGTTCCGAATGGAGTATGAGGCAGCATTCATTCCTGATACAGATGCGTTCTACAAAGCTTCACTTTTAGAGGCATGTTCTAACACCGGCTTCTCTACACGGGTTGCGGGAGAGTACGAAAAGTCTTATTGTTTAGGTATAGATCCTGCTAGAAGCGAAGATTCTTTTGCTATCTGCGTCGCAGAACTAGGTGTACCCTCTAAGATCGTTCATGCTGTCGAAATTCAAAAGATGCCTTTCCCTCAGATGTCAGAACTTATCGAAGACCTCTGTGATGCTTTTAACGTACAATCAATATACATGGATGCGGGGGGCGGCGGATTAGCTATCAAAGACATCTTGGCTGAAAACAATCGCGCTCACCGAGCCGGAGCAATCCTGGACCCCAATGATGAAGTCCACCAGGCTAAGTCTGGAAGGCACATTCTTACGATGTGTAATTTTGGAACTGACTTCATTTCAGAGTCTAATTTTGCTGCCTTACGCCTGCTTGAGCATCGAGATCTGCTTTTTCCGAGCATCCCTCGGAACGAAGATCCAACCCCTGCCCAGGAACAAGGTTGGCAGACGATTCAGATAATGAAGCAGCAGATGCAGATGATTGAGTTGAGTGAAACCCCCACCGGAAAGCAGCACTTTGATGTGCCCAAAGGAGAGGGGCACGGAAAGCAGAAGAAGGATTTGTACACCGCTTTCATGCTCGCTGCACGTTGTGTATATGATCATTTGTGGGCGGAAATGCTTCCCGAAAGTGTTATTCACCATGGTGGAGTTATACAGTCCAGAAATGTACTGCCAGGGGTTATGTCCGATGGCATGCCTGTTGGGGATATTCCGGACGCCCTCCGTGATAAATTGGAAATGGCACAAGACCCGGAAGGGTATAGACAAAGAATGTTAGCTCAAACTTTCAAAGGCAGAAAAGTGATAACCAGTTCTGCCGCAGTATTAAAACCCAAGAACAAAGGTAAGGTGCCCGGAAGAACGTCCAACAGGCCTGTAAACAAGCAATAGGAGAGACGAATATCTAAAGAAGTAAAGGACAATATTAATGAGAATTTGGACAACTCCAAAGTTCTCTCCCACCAGGAAGTAAAGCCTGGTGTACACGAAATGGAAATAGATGTTGGCCCAAAAGGCAGACCTGCAGTTGAACTGGCTTATTTAGACCCCCAACGTGGGGATCAGAACCCTCTAAGATTCCATGAGGGTGGTAGGGTTATTACCCGAGACTTTACCCGTCGGGTAGACCTCGACCTCTTAGTTGGTAAGCCCTCGGTTACCAGGGCCAAGCCTGCGCAGATCTTTCAGAGTGCTATTGATTTTTATAAGGCTAAGGGCCCGTACGGTACCTGGGTTGATACCCTTTCTAATTTTGCAGCCAAGGGATACAAGAATGATATTGATGACGAAGATATCAAGCTTTTTTATGATACCTGGACGTCCGAAATTGCTTTTCAAGAGACCGTTGAGAAGATTTTCTTTGACTTCTTTAGAGTCGGAATGGTCCGTACCTTCAAGCTTGTAGGTAAGTTTGATCCCAAGTTGAAGCCAGAAAATTTTGATGGTGCTGTAAGACGTAAGGCCCAAGCAAATCGCTTTGACACTTCTGATCAGATGAAGAAGTTAATAGCGTATAGAGATGTTGCCGCCGCCAAAAAGATTTGGTCTAAGTCTTTTGTACCTCTTAAGTATACCCTCCTAAATCCCACACTCGTGGATATTAAAGGTTCCCTACTCTTTGACCAGACAGAAACCTTCCTAAAGCCAGAGGCTTTTAAGGAGATAGCAGCGCTGTTAAAAAACCCAGCTAAGGCTAGCCCAGAACAAAGGAAGTTTATAACTAGTCTGCCCCGAGACCTAAAAGATGCGATCAAGAAAAATAAGCCTGTTAAACTACCTCCTGAGTTGGTAGGTAAATGTGACTATCGTCGAATGGATTATGAGAGATATCCTCAGCCTAAGGCCGCGCGCATGTTTGACGATATGAATTACAAGGATGAACTCAAGAAGGCAGACTATTCTACCTTAGATGGTATTACCAATTACATTCTTAAGATCACTATTGGTAATGACGAACACCCTGTAACCAGTCAAGCGGAGTTAGAGACAGTAGCTAGGCTGTTTGATACTGCAAGTAAGAGTTTTGATATTGTATGGAACCATACTCTTCAGGTTGAAAAGATTACTTTCCCTGAGATTTCTCAAATTTTAGGTGTTGATAAGTTTGAGCAGGTTAACGATGATCTGAGTCAGGCTATGGGAGTTACCCGAGCATTGGTAGATGGAAAACTTCAGGCTAATGCCAAGTCCGTAGAAGCATCTCTTAAAGGTTTTGCTGAGGAAGTGAATTATGCCCGGCGCTGCGTAAAGAGATGGATAGATCATGAATATGAAGAAGTGGCTTTGGCGATGGGATTTAGTCGTTATCCCCAGGTCCGCTTCGACGAGAACGCTCTCAAGGATGAGATTATGATGATGAGCGTTATTCAGGGAATGATAGATCGACGTATTCTGTCTTATGAGACTGGTATTGAGAAGCTGGGTATGGACTTCAGCAATGAGCTTGCTAACTTCATCCAAGAGAAGCCCTTGGTTCAAGACGGCACCCTTGGTATTATTGGTTCGCCTTACAATCCAAAGGCTCTTCCCCCGCAGGGGCCCGTACCTACTCAGGACACCACACCTGGAGGTAAGCCTACTACGGTTACCCAGAAGGATCTTAAGGATTTCCAGAAGAACATTACTGATCTGGTTACAAAGCAAGTTCAGAAGATTCAGAGAACCCCAGTGGGTACTCCGAGCGAGGGCCGTCCCCGAACAGGGGGTAAAGGTAAGCCTCGTCAGAAGTCCACAAAACCAAACACTAAGCCACGCCAGCCTAACAATAGTTAGGATAAAATCTGCGTAGGAGGTATAGAAATACCATGACTGAAAAGAACGTAGACAAGAACGTTGACGTCCAGAGCTTTCTCGAAGAGTTGAGAGGGTTAGCTGTGGTCGTAGGCGAAGATTGTCCAGAAGGGCATCGCAAAGATCCGGGCAGCGGACGATGCTTGCCGATTGGACCTACCGACCATACCGCATTTACACGAAGTCTAAACGTTGACTATGGTCCGGAGTGGAGGGGTGAAGTTGATAAGACTAATACCACCTTTGCCAGTTCGCAAGAGACAGCGGTTGACGCAGACGATATGGATGAACCAGAGAGTTGTGCTGAAGGCACAACTTTTTCTTTTATCCAGAGACGATGTGTTTCTCTGGAAGACGCAGACAAGGAGAATGATGACGAATTCGCCATGACTGAAGAAGGTGAATATATTGAAGATGCGAAAAACGGCCACGAAGAGGTTATTGCCCTAGATCCAGAGGGACGTAAGGATACTGTTAACTTTGAGTGTCCTACCAATATGTTCTTTGATCGTAAGTTGAGAGAGTGTATTCCGCTGAACAAGGATACTGTATTAGCATCCACTGATTTCAGCGACGAGTTTAAGCAGGCGGTGGCTACCTTTGCTAGGCTCGCAATGACTTCTCCAGACCCAGTGGATGGCCACAAGCATGTGGCAACGCTAGATATGGAGGGTAATGGGGTTACGTCCGTAGCAGGGCACATGCACCCGCACAGTCATGAGGTCAAGAAGTTCAATGTTGTTCCCCGTACAGAGACAGCGGGAGATATCACATATACTTCCCAGCACCCTGGAGTTGCTGTACCTGAGGAACATCGTGTAGAAAAGCTTGATGATTTCGGAAGCGACGAGACCGCAGCACCGCTCAAGGGCGGTCAGAGATCTGCTCTTCCCGATAGCGCCTTTGGCGTCCCCGGAAAGAGGAAGTTTCCTCTAGACACCTGCGCCCGCGTACGCAACGCGATGGCCCGCTTTAACCAAGGTAAGGGACTAACCTCTGGTGAGAAGGCAACTCTTCGCCGGAAGATTATGGCCCGAGCTAAGGCTTGTAGCATAGAAGTTCAAAACTTTGGCAAGGCAGACACTGTTGAAGAGTTTGCCGCCGTGGTACAGGAGCTAATCACAATGGATAATAAGACAACTGAAGATAGAATTGAGACCTACCGGGCAGAAGCTCAGGGTCAAGGCCCCTGCCCTCCCGGTATGAATTGGGATTCCGCAGCCCTACGCTGCACTAAGGTTTCCGGATTTGTCAAAGAGATCGCAGCAAATGGACATGAGGATATCGTTGCGTTGCAGCCAGATGGGCGCAGAGACACAGTTGGGTTCAATTGCCCTTCAGGTTGGTTCTTTGATTTTACCAACCGGCGCTGCCTTCCGCTAGACCCTTCCCAAAAGCCGGGGTCTACCACGGATAAGGCTGCTGAACGAGACCTAACCGCTCAGCCTGAAGGACGCCCTGTTCGACTTCCTATTGACTGTCCTGCGGGCACGATTTGGAATAAGGACAGAAACGTGTGCATTCCTCTAGACAGCAGCAAGAAGACTAAGTCTGCTGAAGAAGAGGAAGCTGCCCTACCAGACTTCATCAAGAAGATTCAGGAGAAGAAGAAGAACGGTAAGGACGGCGACGACAAGAATGGTAAGAAGAAGAAGGGATTCGTACCGTTTACCAAGAAGAGCAAGTCTGAAGAAGAAGATGGCGCCGTGCACCCTGGCACGACCACCACAAATGGCCCTGGCAACAAGGGAGGCCCCGGCTGTCCTGAAGGCCAGTTCATGAATCCCGTCACTAAGAAGTGCATGCCTGGAAAGGGTGCCTTTAAGGGTAAGAGTACGCAGGAAGATGCAGATGCCAAGCCTCAGAATAGAGAAGGATTAACTCCTCCTCCTGCAGGGAAGGTACAGCACCCTACGGACTGCCCGCCCAATACTGCTTGGGACGCTAAGAGTAAGGTTTGCCGACCAATTGACTCTATGGACAAGGATCGACCTTCCGGCGCAAGCCCTCAGAATCCTAAGTCCGTAGCGGATGAGCTTACAACTGCTCAGATCATTCAGGTCCTCGATGATATCATCAAGGGACTCGGCGAGCAGGAGAAGAGCAAGGTTCTTGCAAAGGAACTACCTAACGCGGCTTTCCCGCCTTCTCTAGTAAGTGACAGTCACCGTAGCCTCATGCATCACAAGTCGGATGTTGTAGATCCGTACGACACTGCTTCTGTAGATGTAGCTAGACTACGAAATTCTCTGTTCCGCGCAACCGCAGTCAAGGAATTCTCTGACAAAGCGATTGAGGACGGCATCGACCATCTTCTATTCCACGCCCGCGAAATCGTGGCGGAGAGAATTGAAAAAAAATCCTAAGCGGATGGACTGAAGAAGGTCAGATAACTAATCCAGAGGAGTTTCATCCGCTGTGCCAACCCCAGGAAGTCTTTGATCCTAAGTCTGGATCATGTATTCCCCTCGTTAATGTTGAGGGGGCTGACCCCGTTGGTACATTGGAATGCCCCGATGGGTGGGTATTAGATGAAGAACTCAATATGTGCGTCCCTGCGAGTGCTATAGACCAGGCCTCCCATAACGGCACTGATTTTACAGGCAGATTATCAGATGTGCCTAAAGAGTTGAGGCCTAAGAAGCCAAAAAAGAAGAAGCGGATCACAGCCACCGATCTGCTCAGAGAGATTAATGAGAATGCAGCACCATTCAAACCAACAGATAAGATGGAACGTTGTATTCAAGATGTTAAATCTCGTTTGAGAAAGAGTAAGAAAACCTTTAAAGACCAAAGCATTAAGAGTGCCGCGATAGCTATATGTAGATCACGACTAAAGCAATAAGGGGAGGCTAAGGCCAATGTGGGATTTCCTACAGCTAGTGTTCAAAGATTATGGCCTGCTGGCTCTTATTGAAGTAGTAGAAGTGGTCGTTATCGTGTATCTGTTTCGTTTGAATCAAAAGAAGCAGGATGAAATAGTTAAGCTCTACGAAAAAAGAGTTGAAGATGTTTCTGAGAGTAAGGAAGATTATGAAGAATTGGCTCACAAGCTTGACCAATCAATTGATCTTCTCATCAAGGTTTTTAGAAAGAACAATGGGGGATAGAAATCCAATGCAAAACATCGAAACGATGGAAGCCCAAGTAGTAGAGCTTAAGCAGGAACAGAAGGCCTGCAAAGTAAAAACTTTGAAGAATTTAGATAAGTTGTATAAGTTACTAAACGACAGTGATAAAAACTCAGAAGAGAAAGCAGTGGCAGTACCAGAACCCACTGCTCTAGTTTAGGAGGAGAATAATGGTAGAAGATAATAAGGTTAGGGTATACGCGCCTATCCAGGTCCAGGAGGAAGTGGAATCAGCCGCTCTAGAGAAGGCGTCTGTCCTATCTTTTCCCGAGGAAAAACAGGGAGATCTTCAGTATATTCGTTCTATTCTAGTTTCAGCAGGGACTAATAAGAACGGAGCCCATTTTCTCCCCTCCGAGATGATGAGAGCCCATAATACCGTCGTCAATAAAGCCATTGACATTGAACATGCCGAAGATAAAGTAATTGGACACATTTATGAATGCGCCTTTCTGTTCAAGGATGGGGAGCAGTTTGACCCCACAAAGATTATGGCAGAGTTCGAGGAAACCGCTCGAGATCCAGACAGTTTGGATATAGATATCTTGGCCGCAGGTATTATCCACAAGATGCGTTTCCCTGAATTAGCAGAAGAAATCTCAGGTGGGGATTGGAAGGTAAGCATGGAGTGTTACTTCAAGAATTTCGACATTAAGGTCGGAGAACAGATTATTACTAGAGATGAAGCCCAGTCGTTGGGCTACAATCCTGATGATCTTGTGGGCGGTTTTGTTAAAGTGATGGCGGGCCAGAAAGCCTTAGGTAAGCATTTTGTTTCTAGAGTTCTACGAAACATTACCTTCAGTGGGATGGGAATCGTAAAGAACCCTGCCAATCCTCACTCCATTATCATGGAGACTGCGTCTCATCGAGAGCAAATGGAAAGGGGTGAGCAAGTTGTGGATCTAGAACAGATAGATAATTTACGAGGACATAAAGTTGAACTTTCTTCCAGCAAGGAAGAAATACCCCAGGAAGAAATTGCAGCCCAAGTTAAAGTGATATCCGAAGAGGGAGATATGGAAGTACAAGACCAGATCTATGTAGAGTTGGACAAGGAAACTGGTGGAATTAAAAGAGTCTTAACTGTTGGAGGCAAGGAGGATGCAGCTCTACGTTGGACAGGCCCCGGTATTGGTGGTCCTGGATCAATATCCTCCTTCCCAGACAGTGTTTGTAAGAGCTTCAAAAAGAGAGTTACTAAGTTTAATGCGCTTGACCAGTCAGAAGGTCAGGTCGTACATGAGCACTGGTGTGCTCTATTTGAAGAGGCTTGTCCCGTTATTGGTGCCACTTCAAAGGCACCTGAGTGTTTAAGGAATGCCAGGAATAGAACTACTCGGGATGAGGAAGACAATACTCTTACCAAGACGGTGAGAGAACATGTTGATGATGCCCCGGGAAATACATTCGTAACTGTCCTGAACACCCCAGTCTTGTCCAAGGACGCAGCAAGCGTTCATTCTGAGAGACATGATCAGGTAACCAGGATCCGATCAGAAGCAGAGGAACTTAGAAATTCTCTTCGATCTTTTGTTGCGGCCGAAAAAAAAACTTCAGAATAATTAGTGAGCCAATTGAGGCCTCCTCAGTCATAACTTCGAACAAGGTTATTAGATATAAGAAGAAGATGGATGCTTTTAAGACTGCACAGGCTTTAGAACCATCCTCACAACGAGAAAAGGTAGGAGGATTTGTACTTTTTGTGGGATCTGGTCCTGATGTAATTGAGGTAGGTTTAGATCGCGAGGTTGCGGTTGAGAAGGCTGTAGAAATTCTGAAGGAAAATGACACAGCTGTATTCTTATCCAAACTGCAATCCAAATTTGGAGAAGTTTACGTTACGAAAGATCAGCTGATCCTTACAAGGAAATCAGACTAAGGAGAATCTAAAATGGCAAAGCCAGATATCCAAGCGACTTTCATCACTGCTTCTGGAACCTTATTTCGTCTCAAGGGAAAGCTAGGTCTGGACGACCTGGGCGCTGTTACCGGCCCCGATCTCGTAGAACGAAACTTTACTAGTGACGTAGCTGCAGGTAACGGGGGTGTGGAAGTTGGTGAGTTTTACCATCTCAATGGTGACCTACAGATTAAGTTTACTTAACATGGTCTTGAGAATTTTAGTAGTTGAAGACATGAAAGTATCGTATGACTTTGTGATGAAAGAACTTGCAAAGATACTTTCAATGGAGAATTTTGAATTCATAAATGTGAAGACAATCCCTCCTGCTCTAGATGCTTTGGAGCAAGATTGGGATGCAATTTTGATGGATTATTATTTAGGCATGCCAGGTGTGGAAAGAGGAGAGTCTTGTTTTGAACATGGGGCAGACCTTGTGGCTTATCGTCGAACACTTGAAAAAGCCGAACCAGAGAAAAAGAAAGCGCATATCATTGGATTCTCAGCGAGTGATCTTCGTAACAATGATATGATGAATGCGGGAGCTACTTGCTGCTTTCTGAAACATGATGAAATAGGCCTTGCCGGGGCTCTAGATGCCCTGGTAAAACGTTAGTTATAAAGATCAGCTGATTTTTACAAGGAAAAATCAGAATAAGGAGGAATGCTAATCATGGCAAAGCCAGATATTCAGAGAACTTTCATCACCGCATCTGGAACCTTATTCCGTGATAAAGGTAAGTTGGGATTGGAAGATAAGGGACCAATTACTGGTCTAGCGCTCACCGACCTAGATTTTTCTAACGATTCTAATGCCGCCAGTGGTGGTGTTGCCGTTGGAGAACTTTATCACAATTCCGGTGATGTTAGAATTAGAATTGTATAATTAATGTGTTCACTACATTTAGTGAAGGAAACGGCTACGGAGTAGATGAGAGGAAGTGTGACGCAAAGAGCACACTCGTTTGAAATCGTCGGGGGACGACTATCAAACTAAAATCCTGATAAGGAGGAAAACCGATATGAGCGAATTCAACAAAGAAGAGTTCAATGCAGCTGTACAAGCTGAGGTCGAGAGACTTCTTTCCTCCAGAGAAGAGGCACAGGCTCGTGTAGAGGCTGAGTCCGCTCTCAAAGAGGCTAAGGAAACCTTCGAAACCCTACGCGCATCCCTAGAGGCAAAGGATGCTAAGCTTAAGGAATACGAAGATGCCCTTGCTAATCTCGACAGCTCTGAGGCAACTGATGCCGAGGTCGCCGCTAACGAGGCAATCGTGGAGCTAGAGAAAGAACTCGAAACATGGAAACAACGTGCTGAGGTGGCCCAAGCTGCCTTAGATACCCTCGCTCGCGAAGAGACCGCTGCTAGCCGAATGGCTGAGCTTGCTGAGTCCGGAGTATCTCTGGATGAGGAAGCCGCTGAGGCACAGTACTCAAAGGTCCGAGACATGTCGGATGAGGACTTCGCGTCCTATAAGAGCGAGCTTGTTGCTCTAAAGAGCAAGTACGCCTCCGCTTCAGAAGAAGATGGAGATGAAGAGATCGAGGTTGCAGAACTATCCGCTCAGGAAATCGCTGAGATTTCTAAGAGCCTTGGTTGTGACCCTGCCGACTCCAAATGTATTTCTCTCGTCAACGAGGTAGCACAAAAGGTAGCAGAAGTTAGCAATAACCGACGCACCGAAGCTACAAAGGAAGAGACCCCAGAGGATAACTCTGAGGAAGCTTCTAAGGAGACGACAGAAGAGCCAAAGAAGGAGACCGCTTCTCAGAAGATGTCTTTGGGAGAGGCTATTAGTCGATCTATGGATCAGGAAATTCGCCCCAGCGCGAGCCTGAAGGAAGAGATGACCCAAGCATGGGAGGATTACTACGCTGCCAAGCGCGGCGAAAACAAGTCCTAATAAGGAGGTACTGACACATGGTGTTCATCCCACGTGATCCTGTTGTTCAGAATCAGTTCCTGGTACATGATACGTCCCAGGGCAATGGTACTGAGACCGCAGGTTGTGTTGTTTGGTTGTCGGGTGACCAGCTAGTTGCATGTGTAAGTGGTTCAACGAGCGGCAATACTAATAAGCCGTATGGCTTCTTGATGCAAAACGTCAAGGCCGAGTCCTCCGCACACCCAACTGGGTTCCGACTTCCTGGTGATCTAGGAAGCTCCGACGCATTTACGGGAGACCCCGTAGCGGTTGCTCACCTTGGACTCTACGATACCACTTTCTATAACACTGCTACTACATTTGCTGCTGGTGACAACTTGACTGTTGCCGCCAACGGTGCAGTCACGCCGACAGGCGTAAATGAAGTTAATGCAACAGTTATTGCCGTTGCACAGAATACACTAAATGCAGCAGCTGTTGCTGCAGGTGATAAGCTTCGAATGAAGCTTCTCATATAACCCCTAAGGAGGAAAAGTCATGGACAAGCAAAAGCTTGCTGAATTGTTTCACGCAACTGCTGCATTCGACTCTCCTGAGGGCGTCGAAGCATATAAGGCCTTCGCACAGGCACTAACGGTGCCCATTCTCCAGGAAATTAGAGACGCATCTATTATGCGGCAGCTCTTTGCTGTTGAGCGGCTCGCCCCTGGTGCTCAGGCCGTATATCCGGTTGCTGACGATTTCGAGGTCCCAGTATTCGTACTGCCCGGTCTCGGATATATCGCACAGAACTTCATCGAAGGCGTTGGTGAGGAAGTATATGTCCCTACCTTCTCCATTTCCGTATCTGCGGATTGGAAGGTAACTTACGCCCGAGATTCGCGAATCGACATTCCCGAGAGGGCTGCTCGAAACGCTGCACGCGCAATTGCTGACTTCGAGGAAGAGTCGGGTTGGCGAGTAATCGTTCCTGGTGGAACGACCAACTTCGCTGGTCAGGGTCTAATCGGATCCCGTAACGCGCCTATTTTCCAGGTTCCTGCCGGTGCTACCGGTGAGAAGTTCCTTTCTAAGGAGCTAATCAACCTGATGATGGTCGGTATGAAGAGAGTTCGCCGATCCCTAACTGATCTCTATATTTCCCCTGAAGATGCCGCTGACGTACGTGAGTGGACTGACACTCAGGTTGACCCGGTCACTCGCCGAGAGATTTTCCAGGCTGCTGGTATGGGTCGAATTTGGAACATCAATCTACATGAAGTATTCCAGCTTGGTGCTACTGGTCGATTTAACATCAACCAGAACGGCGCTACTTTTGGTATCTTCCAGGTTGATGGCGGCGGAGATTTCAATGACTATACACCTACTAACGTTAACACTGTTGACGCTAATGGTAACGTCACTACCGCTGGTGAGACTCAGGTATGGGGATTCGATCTTTCCGTTAACGACTCCCTCGTTATGCCTATTCGAAAGGAATATGAGGCACACGACGATCCAACATTACTCCGACAGCAGAAGCAAGGTTTCTTCGGCTGGGAGGAAGTTGGTTTCGCACTTCTCGATTCTCGAATGGTTCAACTGGGCGTTATCGACCGATCGTAATCTCATTACATCCCGAGGGAGGGGACGTAATGTCCTCTCCCTTTGGGAACAAGTTTAAGGGGATCAAGTTGCCGGTATGGGTCTTGCTACCCCTTCCGGCTTTTTATTATGTCGGAACAATCAGCTGGGCTCCGGTTAGTCCGCGGCTAAACAAGGTCTCCCCGCCCTGTTTCCGGAGTCCAGCATCAAGGAGAAATAAATGTCCCTCACAAATAATAGATATGAAGAAGGCACTCGTTATGCTCACATGACCACGGGCTCTGCTATTAATCGAGATGGCGAAGCTAAGCTACATAGAGTAGTAGTTAATGACGTAACAGCCCAAACTCTTACCCTCTACGAGGGAGCTACAGCTGCAGGAGAGGTTATTGCTGTTATAGACTGTAATGTTGGTGGAACTTATGAGTATGGAGTAACTTTGACAGGTCTGACCGGGGATCTATCTGGTACAGCGGATGTGACAGTAATCTATCAGTAAGGAGAAGTTATGTTGTTTTATCTTTTGATTCAAGTATTGATGGCGGTCATCCTGACCGAGGGGTTGACAGAGTTAGTTATCAAGTCGGAAATTTTCAAGCCTGTGCGGAATGTGTTTTTTATGCTGGGCGATTGGTTTAGAAAGCTTTTCAGTTGCGGTTACTGTTTTTCCGTGTGGGCAGCCGCAACCGTTGTGCTTTTGATCGATACATCTTACCCTTTGACTGGGAACCATTGGTTAGACCTAGGACTTATGGCCCTAGTGGTTCACCGCCTAGCCAACATACTTCATAATGTGATTGACAAGTATACGGACAAGTATTACGACCAACGGTATGCGAATACCATAAAGCAGTAAAGGAGTTATTATGCGAGGATACGTAAAAAACGAAGGAACCCAAGCTTACTTTATTTGCCAGCGTCAGATTACACCAGCAGGTAGGGTTATGCTTGATGATATTTACAAGAGTGTAGGCGAGAAGAGCGGTTTGGAAGAGGGTCCTGAGTTTATAGAGTGGATTAAGACCAACGTCTTTCGTCGCGGATCCTGGGGATATTATGAGGAAGAGGGAAAGCTTTTGGCTGCTCCCAATACTAAGAAAGCAGCATCTAAGAAGCGTACTAAGGCTCAGAATTCTGCTACTTCTTCCAAGAAAGAGAAGGATGCCCCCGGAGCAGGGCGTGCCCTGCGCCGAGACTCTGCAGAGACTTATGATGTAACGGGTAGAAATATTACTCCCTCAGCAATTATAGAGGCGCCGTATGATCAGGCGAGGGCCTTGATTGAAAAGACCAAGGACCGAGTAGTATTGAAGAAGGCTCTTAATCTTACCAAGCACTTTGCTAACAAAGAACAGCACATGAGGCATATAGTTAAGAGACTGGAGCAGGTATACTGAGGAGGGGGCCTAATCGATGACTTCCGTGCTCAAACCAGAAATAACATCGATCCTTAACGGTCTTCTTACAATAACAGTCAGGTCTGTTACTGCGGTAGAGGCCGTGTTTGATCAACTCTTGATCTTTAAAGCGCCCTCGGCTAATGGTCCATTTACCACTCTAACCACTATTACGTTATCTGCTGCTGGGGGATATACCTTTCTAGATACCGCAACTTCTGCGGCAAAATACTACAAGGCCCAGTACTTCAATAGTACCAGTATGGTTAGTAGTGTCTTCTCTGAGTTGGGCCAAGAGACAGGTATCTTTTCTGAGTATACAGCTCCGACTACTACCGCATCTTATCCTCCAGAGATAGCTCTCTCTGAGCAAGACAGAGAGATTGTAGAGTCTATTAGAGTTACTCTCGGAGATTTTGGTATTATTGAGAGAGATTTTTATGATCCCACAGACTCTAATTCCCAATTTGCTTGTTCTTCTCAGGTTTCTTCTGATAAAAAGACTTGGGAGTTGTTAGAGTTCAAGGGTTGGCCTCAAAGGGTTGTCATTAACGGTGAAGAGAAAACTAGTATCACTGATCCCCAGGTGCTTGGCTACCGGTTTTTGACCTTTAGTGGTGTCCAAGCCTGTATCACAGGATCTCTAGATATATTTTACAATCATTTCCGTTTCTCCGACAGAGAAATTTTGCTGGCTTATGATAGGTCCGGGAACTTACTGGTATCCTGCGGCCTGGCCGCTGGCCAGATTACTACTGAGATGTTGATTATGCAGGCATCCATCCTTCTTTTAGAAGGAGAAGTTAGAGACTTTGCTACCGGTGCGGTAGAGATTAGGGATGGAGATACTTCTTTCAGCAATACTAGAGCCATCCAGGCCCGAACCGAAGATCTCTCAGATCTGAAGCAAAAGATTAAGGATCTAATTGAGTGCGCTCGCTTCAATGCGTCCTACGGTCTGGAGGGGGTTAGGTTAGACTAATGCCCAAGCAACTAATCCCTAACAGTGTGAAGAAGCAGTTCAAGAAGATTACCCAACGACTTGTGTTGGATTTGTCTCAACCTCTACGTATTCTTCAGGAGAGCCCCTCGTTTGTGGATTGTCCTAACTGTATATGGGATTCTATCAACAAGAAGTCTTCTAACGTATTTCAATCCTCCTTCACTGTACCCCTGACTATTTTCTCCAGCACAGATCAGGAAAGAGTGATTAGTCCAGTTTCATTTACCGAAGGCCGTTGCCCTGTTTGTATTGGAGAGGGGCAGCTATTCACAACGAAAGAAATATGTATCCCAGCTATGATCAACTTTATAGGTAGAGATGAACGAGGCGGACGTTTCTTAGATCTTCCAGCAGGAAAAGAGGGAGTCAACTTTCTTGTAGTAAAGACTTTAGCCTGCAATTATGAATTGCTTTTAAATAATGAGGTTTTTATTGTTCACAATAATGTTAAGTGTGAGAAATTTACACCCCCGTTTGTTAGGGGTTTAGGAGGAGAAGAAGCAGTTACTGAAATGGTTCTTCAGACTACGGAAGTTGGACAAAGAACTTCCGCTAAATTTGGGGGCACCGATAAGCAGAGGAGAGAAGATAAGGTTAGACGTAGAATCAAGGGGCCGACTGAGGCTGATGTGCTAAGTGGTCGCTTACAAGGCAGATAATGGTTGGATTCAAAATTAAAGCTAACATAGATATCTCTAAGCTGAAGAGTGTTCTTCAAAAGAAACAGAATCTAATCCAAAAGAATATAGTTGGCGTCTTAAAAAAGGAAGCTGTTCCTTTTCTGATAGAGAGAATTATGGTTGGTTTTGATAGTCTAGCAGAGAGAGCAGATATGCTTCCAGAAGATCCTACAAACCCTGGTAATTGGAGAGCAGAGTTTTTAAACAAGCTGGAGGAAGATTTGGCACGAAATTTTGTCGTAGCGGGGGGTAGGATTACGATTAGATTAGGAGATAAAGACTTTCTTGGTTATGATCCTTCAGGAGAAGTGGATTCTAATGATACTGAACCTCTACACTGGATGGTCTTCTATATCGAAGGTCTTATTGGAGACTTGGCATTTGTTAGTCCTGAAAACTATACTCGTTTGAATAGAGGAAGCAAGTACAAGCCGGGTTGGGGCCGTTTTGATCAGGGATTTATGGTGAGCCGTCAAGATTATGAGGAACAGGGGTGGGATAGAGTCCTCCCATTTTCTCAGTTGCGCCATCCCTTCTCTGGGTTTTCCCCCTTGGATATATTTGCAGAGGCCCTTAGAGAATTCAAACTTAGACCGTTTATTCAGAAGGCAATAGATGCTGCCATTCAAGGGAGGACATTGTGACCGTAACTTTGCTTAGAATGGAAGACATGAGCCTCCAACATTGGATTAAAGATGTTCTTCTTCCTCTAAAATGGGTAGAAAAGGTAGTTAATGCGCCGCTAACGTTTAATCTTGAAAAGTCGGTTTATGAGGCAGAGATCCAATGGCTCCCCAGTTTTCTAGATGAGGGAAGAGGCTGGGTGTTCTTTGAAATCGTAGGCGGCGGAACATGCGTTATATCAGATATTCCATCTACGGAACAGTCTACTAGAGTTACAGTGAAGAATGAGGTAGGAACTGCGATCAGTGCCTCCCTCTATACCGTTAATTATAAGGAAGGTACTATTGGCTTGCCCGGGGGAGGAACCACCACTGCGGAGGGAACCCCCACTACAGTGGATTTCTTCCAGTACTATACGTCAGTAATAGACGGTTGGCCAGGAACGGAGCCTCCGGATCTTCCGATTGTAGCTATAGAGATTAAAGGCTACGACAAGAGACCTTTTCAGCTAGGAGGAGGTAGGAAGTCTGTACGCAAAGTGGCAATAGATATCTTTGCTACTTCCAGTGCGGAACGAGATGATCTATCAGAGTTTATTCATGATGCCCTGTATAATCGTCACATTCCTGTTTTTGATTTTAGGGAGGGAGAGCCCCTGACTTATGATGGGGAGTTTAATCCTACTTGGAGTGGTACCCTTCTGACTCTTAACAACAATGATGATGCTATTTTCTACTTCCGCAATATAAAAGTAGAACATATGAGCGGAAGACAAGATTGGAGTGACTTAAACAGATGGCGCTCCAGAATAACATTTGAGATGGAGTCCTTTAGAGATGGCTTAGATTTTAATGCCCTGTCTTAAGGAGGAGCGCTGAAGCGCTCCAGGTATGGAATAGGAAATTCCTTCAAAGTTGCCTCAACTTTGAGGTTGTTGCTTAGATTCCCCCGTCTAAAGTAACTGAACAACTCTCGTAAAGGAGGAAGACCTAATATGGCACGACGTAACCGAATCATTTACCCTAGTAATTCGGTATGGGCAAACGGTAATGTCCTCTACCGTGTGATGACGTTTGGTTCTACCACAACGTTTAACACTGAGGATATCTTCGAGCTAGGACAGCTCAAGGTTATCGACGTAGTCGACGACTCTCCAACTGTCGCCGTGACCATTGAAACCGATGAATTTGGCTCCGTTTCTAACCTTTACGCTCTAGCAAACCTTGAACAGGATGACGTCTTGGTTCATGATGCAACAAGCGTATCTGGCCACCTTACTGTAGTAAGTGGCCTTGGTGCAAGCGCAGTCAATATTGCTTTCTATCACGGTATAACCCTAACCGATTTTGGTCTATCCGCTGTTTGTGGTAACTCCTCGGTCGAGATCTGGGCTCCAATCCAGAATGAGTGCGATCTTGGAACTGATTCCGATAATGTTGATCAGACCATGTATCTACCTCGCGTCTTTGTCAACTCTCTTGAGTGGACCTACACCGCAGGTGCTAACGCAGCCGAGAATTTCGGTGGGGAAACTGACGCGAAATTCTGGTTTGTAAATGATGGTAAGTTTGTTTCTAACGAAGAGTTTGTATACACTAGTTTCGGAGCAGGTGTTGATGCTGATAATAACACTGGAACCACAGGTGGTACTGGATTTAAGCTGCCTGATAGTGGAACTTCACAGTTCTTAGGCCTCGATGAAGGCGCTACTCCGGCACAGCTTGTATCCACTCGATCTACCGGCCAGCTGGCGTTCCTACGCTTCGACGATTTCGGTAACCCCGCAGTTCGTTACTTTAACGAATCTGCTGGTGACACAACTGAGATTCCTGTCGAGCCTGGCGTGGCAGCTACTGCGGGTGCATATGTATATGATAGTACTACAAACGAACTGTTTGATCCTACAGATCTACTGACCAACAGCGATCTTCTTGGTGAATCTAAGGCCACTGGTGACGTTCTTTACGTGGTGTACGCTGCGAATGCGTTTGCTAATGCTGCTGCTGACCTCTCCGGAGGTATTCTAGCAAGCCGAGGTGGTGGTACTGCTGCAACCTCTCTAATGGCAACGCGAAGAGACGCAGAGTATTTCGCGCCGATCGAAGTTGATACTGTTCATAAGCCAGAGGATGTAGGTGCTGTGCGACAGGGACAGATCGAGATTTATCTGATCGATAAGGATGTACTTGATCCAGGGGCTGATAGAGACGATCAGCTTGCTCTACGTGTAACTTCCGTGACTATTGCCGCGGATCTCACCCGAGAGCCTCTCTTCGAACTTTCTCACCTCAGACCTTATGATCGATCTTTGACTTTCCCAATTCCGTTCACGGTAACTGTTGAGACGACCGCGAACGACTTGGTAGAGTATGCAACTCTTGCTTCTAAGAAGCAGGGTGTTGTTACTGACCAGACTACGGATGATATCTCAATCTACGACTTCATGACCGCTAATGAGCGACTCGACCTAGTGGTTCATGTCTATCAGCAGACCGATGAGGAAGCTGGTGGAACTGGACAGAACAGAAGAGTTCTCGTACGCGAGATGGTTGGAGATGAGTACTATCAGCGCGGCTCCCGCTTCAACTACTATGATGGAGCAGCCGACGATCCCGATGGTGATCCTTCGGGTTCTCCGACGGAAATTCCGTCAGTCCCAACTAAGGCTAATACCCACCGCGAACGTCCACTAAAGACTGTTATTGCTAAGGATCTCAGAATTACTGATGAGGCCTACAATCTTACTCTTGGTGAAAACGCATCGCAGACCTATGGATTCCGAGGAACTAATCGAATCTTTGCGATACTTGGAGAAGTTGATATCGCAGACTTGGTTGCTGATCCGGGACTACAGATCAATCCGGGTGTTAATAGACTATTCTAAGGTTATCTTTTTTACTATCTTCGGTCTCCGGAGATAGTAACAAGTTTACCTCCGGTTAAATCGGAGGGAGTTAATTAAAGGAAAGGAATATAATGACTGATTCAAGGGAAGAACAGGCCTTAGACAGGTCTAAGGAAAAATTCAAGAGAGATCTTGAGAAAAGAATTATGCGAGGAGTGGATGAAATCCTCGATATAGCAGAGGTTGCAATTGGTGATTCTCAAAGGTACAAGCCTTTCCGATCCAAGGTTCTAAGAGCGGGAAACAATGCCATTAGAGATCTGAAATCGGATTTGGAACTACACTATAAAATATTGTTTGTGCCCACCAATGAAGATATAATTGAGATACAGAGGCCTACTCTGCGCAGAGCTAATTAAGGTTAAGGATAAGGAGAATAAAAATGGCTGACGCTAAAGAAGATGTAAAGGATGCTGTACAGGATATACTGGACAGCAGAAGAGAATTTACCTTA